TAAGGTATCAGCACGATCTATTTATTAAAAATAAATGGGTGGAATTCGTGGAAACTAAGAAAAAGACTCTTGACTTTACGAGGCAAGAAGTCATACTCTCTGAAACCAAAGTAGGCGAAGATATTAAAATAAAAAAGCCTATTTTATCATTAAAAGACTTTATTAATCATGGCTAAACTTCCAAAAAATCAAGACGCAAATACAGTGTCTTCGAAACTTTCTTCCTTAGACAAATATCTAAAAGAGAATTCAAATTATCATTTTGCATTTGACAATCCTGTTGATTATGTTATAAGCAGTGGCAGCTTAGTTCTTGATATGGAGATGGGAGGAGGAATTCGTCCCGGCGTTACACGGTCAACAGGAATTACTGAAGGAGGAAAAACCTCAAACGCCTTGGCATTCGCTAGAAACTTTCAAAAGGTACATCCTGATAACGGCGTTATCGTTTATATCAAAGGAGAAGGAAGACTTTCCAAGCAAATTATTTCTCGGTCTGGAGTAAATACCGACCCAAGTAAATGGAAGGTTATTCCTACGAATGATTTTGAATTTGTAATTGATATGATCAGGGATGTTACAAAGCTAAATCCTGATGGTCATTACTACATGTTTATTATTGATTCGTTAGATTCTTTGGTTCCAAGAAACGATATTGAAAAAGGAGCAAGTGAAGCTGACCGAACTGCTGGTGGCGCACTTCTTACATCGAACTTCTTGAGGAAGATGGCTAATTATTTTTCTGCAAAGGGACATATCTGCTTTTTGATTTCTCAAGTTCGTTCTACAATTAAAATTAATCCTTACGAAAAGGGAGATCCAAAAGTTACGAATGCCAGCGGAGGAAACGCCGCATTGCATTATTCTGATTGGATTCTTGAATTTCAACAACGTTTTCAAAAAGATATTATTTTTGGTGGACCAGATAACAAGACTCCTATTGGTCATTGGTGTAAAATTATGTTTCGAAAGACTCCAAATGAAAAAACTGGAGTAGAAGTTAAATATCCAATTAAATATGGCCGCGATAATGGCAATAGTATTTGGGTAGAGTACGAAGTTATTGAGCAGTTAAAAGCTTGGGAAATGATCGAAGCTAAAACTGCTTGGATTACTGTGAGCGACGATCTTCTAAAAGAGCTTTCTGAAAACGGATTTACCGTTCCAAAGCAAGTACAAGGTATGGATAATTTTAGAAAGCTTCTTGAAGAAGACCAAAATCTAACTACTTATCTATTTGATAAATTTATGCGAGTTTTCAAGAAATGAGATTACTTTCATTATCAGGAAAGCTTGTTAGCAAAAATGTTTCTAAATATAGAGTAGATTGGAACAAAAAATCCAGATCAAATATTCAATTTGAAGTTAAACAGTTTTTGTCGCTTCATTGGGAGAATCACATCGTCTACGAAGAGTTTCCAGTGTATGGAAGCAGAATGAAGGTTGACTTTCTCAACGCTACGCGTAAGATAGCGATAGAGGTGAATGGCGCACAGCATACCTCTTTTAATAAATTCTTTCATCAAAACTCTCGCGCTAAATATCTTTCTTCAATCCGCAGGGATTATGAAAAATATGAATGGCTTATGAAAAATAATTACAAATTTATTGAGCTTGAGCAAGGAGACATGAAAGAACTTTCGGTAGATTTTATTTTCAAGAAATTCGGTATTGAAATATGACCATTTATTCACTGCAAGTAGAAAAACACGTTATTGCTGGTATCTTCAAAAATAAAGATATTCTTTGCGAACTTGTAAACTTCGTCTCTGAAAAAGACTTCTACAATGAAGTTCATTCAACGATCTTTTTAGTATGTAAGAACCTTTACTTAAACAAGCAGGAAATCGACAAGGTTTTAGTAGCTCAGAAGATTAAGGATCTCGGAGTTTCTTTCAAAGACGAAATCAATATATTTGATTATGTAGAAAGTATTACTTTCGCGCAATTAAATGAAAAAGCTACTGTCGAAGCGGCGAAAGAGCTTATTAAATTTCGAGTCCGCAGGGAAATGTTTTATACAGGAGAAAAGATTAAAAACACTGCTCAAAAAGCAGGTGAAGAGTCTTTAAATGATTTCATTATTAATTGCGATAAGATATATGCTGACAAAATTTCTAGCATTGAAATAGATGAGAAGCCTTGTAATTTATTTGAAACTATCGCAGAAAAGGTAGAAGATCGCGGCAACAATATTAAAGATGACACTGGCCTAGTTACTCCTTATCCAGAGTTTAACCGTCTTTATGGCGGTCTTCGTCCCGGCAATATCTATGCTATCGTATCCCGTCCCGGTCAAGGCAAAACAACTTGGATTAATGATATCTGCTTAAAGACTTCTCTTAAAAATAATGTCAAAGCTCTTATTTTAGATACCGAAATGAGCGCAGAAGAAATGCAGTTCCGTATGATTTCTTCAATATCAGGAGTTCCAATGTGGTATGTAGAAACAGGTAATTGGCGCAAAAATGCCGACATGACAAAGAAAGTCAGAGAAGCGTTAAAAAAAGTTGCAGATTATAAATACTATCATTATAGAGTTGGAAGCAAGAACATCGACGAAATTTGTTCTTTAGTAAAACGGTGGTATTACAAAGAAGTAGGACGAGGAAACCAATGCATTGTCGCTTACGACTACGTTAAGTTGACTGGAGAAAAGATCGGTCAAAATTGGGCAGAGCATCAAGTCATCGGCGAAAAAATTGATAAGTTGAAAAGATTATCTGAAGAGATAAACTGCCCAATCATCACCGCGATGCAAATGAATCGAAGCGGAGAGAACTTCAATCGTAAAGGCGCGGCAGTTGTTGATGATAGCTCTGCAATCGCATTATCTGATCGTCTACAATGGTTTGCGTCATTTGTTGCAATCTTCCGCCGCAAGACTGTTGATGAAATTGCTGTTGATGGAGAAAATTTTGGCAGTCATAAGTTAGTCCCTATTAAGACTAGGTTCCAAGGTAAAGACGCTGCCGGTCATCACGACTTAGTAAAGCGTAGAAACGAACAAGGAGAAGTAGCTTATCAGAATAATTTCCTTAATTTTAATGTTAATAGTTTTAACGTCGAAGAAAAAGGATCTCTTGACGATATCGTTAAACTTGAAAATGAACAGTTCGAACTGAAAGATCAAGAAAAAGAAGATAGCGGAACTCTATGAATGTCAAAGAAATTTTGTGTGATTTAGGTTATTCGAATATTTCAGAAGGTCCAAAAGAATATAGAATGCGCCCTATTTATAGGGATTCAGACAATAATACAGTTCTGTCTGTAAAGAAAGACTCCGGTAGATTCATCGACTTTAGCAAAGGAATCACTGGTTCTATTGAAGATTTGATTAAGTTATCGTTAAACCTTAAGAATGTAGAAGAAGTAAAGGTTTGGATTTCTAATAAAAACATATCTTTAGAACGCAAAGAAGAAGAGAAACCGAAACTCGTCACTCAAAAAATATATGAAAAAGACATGCTTTTTAAACTTAAGAAAGATCATTCATATTGGATTAACAGAGGAGTTCCAGAAGAGACCCTTGTTGAATTTGAAGGAGGAATAGCGGCTTCTGGTAAAATGGCAGGACGATACGTTTTTCCAATATTTAATAGCTCTGATCAAATAGTTGGATTTTCAGGTAGAGATATATTAAACAGAAAAGAAGCTCCAAAATGGAAACATATCGGAAGTAAATCAACTTGGGTATTTCCAGCTAAAAAGAATTCTAAAATAATTAAAGAGTTAAAAGAAGTTTTTATCGTCGAAAGCATTGGAGACGCATTATCGTTATATTCTGCTGACATAAAAAACATAATCGTATCTTTTGGTCTTGATATATCTACGTCAATAATAAACTTTTTATTGAAATTAGACGTAACCATGATTAGAATATGTTTTAACAACGATTCTGAGAATAAGTTCGCAGGAAATAATGCCGCTGAAAAGGGGTATGAAAAACTAACGAAATTCTTCGACAGAAACCAAGTCGTCATAAATTTACCCTCTAAAAAAGATTTTGGAGAAATGAATGCCGAAGAAATAACCCAGTGGAGAAAAAAGATTTAAATACATGGTTCTTTTCGAGGAATACTAGTGTAACATAAAGAGTGGCGTATATTTATAAAATAACCAACTTAGTAAACAATAAAATTTATATTGGAAGAACAACAGCTAAAAATGCTCAAAGAAGATGGAATGAGCATAAAAGTAAATCAAAAAAACCCAGGACGCTAATAGAAAAAGCTTTAAACAAATACGGCATAATAAATTTTAAATTTGAAATCATAGATCAAACTGATAGGCAACATCTTCCCACGTTAGAGTCTGAATATATAATAAAATTAAATTGCTTATCACCAAATGGATACAATCTTGAAGTTTATCAACCAGATAGAATTCTGACAGAAGGCGCTAAAAACAGAATACAGATTTCAAATCAAGGAAAAATAAAGAGTAAGAATAAATCCTCTGAATATATCGGAGTCTATAAAGCTGGCCCAAGTTTTATATGCGAGATAGCTTTTAATAGAAAAAAATATAAAAAAACATTTAATTCTGAATTAAAAGCTGCTATAGCGTATGATAAAATGGCTTTATTCTTATACGGATCACAAGCAAAAATAAATTTTTATTTTAAAAAAGAAAAATGGATAAATTCTAAAATAGAAAAAATTTTAAAACATTTCGTTCAAACCCATAAAGATAAAAAAAATATTTATTTTGATAAGGAAAGAAAAAAATGGTGCGCGAGAATATTTATTAATAGAAAAACAATCTACGTAGGAAGATTTAACTCTAAAGAAGAGGCTGAAGAAGCTAAATTAAAAAAAATAATACTTTTACAAAATGAACGAAACTAAAGATCTTGTTTTGTCGGCCTCAAGAATTAAAACTCTAGAAACCTGTTCTTGGACTTACTGGTGCAACTATCATCTTAAAATACCTCAAAAAAACAATGAGGGCGCGGCTCGCGGTACGGTTTCTCACCTAATATTTGAGCTTCTTTTAAACAAGAAACATAAAAAGCATTTTCTTAAAATTCAAAAACTTGCTTCAATTAAATCTAGCGAAGCTATTAATCGTTTAGTTATCAAGAGTATGAAAAAACTTGATATTTATACAGATGAGAATTACGAGATGGTTGACAAGATGATTGTTGTCGGACTTAATCAAGATTTTTATTTAGATGGAGCAAAACTTGGAGAAGCTGAACAGGAATTTTTAATTGATAGCGAAAGTCCAAAATATAAGATCAGAGGTTTCATAGATAAAAATGGATTTTATCCAAAAGACAAGCTATTTAAAATTGTCGATTATAAAAGCAGTAAAGTAAAATTTAAAGATGACGAGCTAACCGCTAACATTCAAGCTTTGACGTATACGCTTGCTACTAAAAAATCTAATAAATTTAAAGAGATATCTGGAAAAATTAAAAGAGTCGTCGCGCAATTTATTTTTCTTAGATTTCCAAAACAACCTATTCAAGAAGTTGAAATAACTGAAGAGCAGTTAAATGGGTATGAAAAATATTTAGAATACATATACGAAGTAGCTTGTAAATTCAGTTCAAAAACTGCTATTTCAAATTTTGCCGCTGACTCTACTGAAAAGAAATGGTTGTGCAAAGCTGGGAAAACTTGGGTCTGTCCATATTATCATCCTTATAAATACTATGAGGTGTATGATGAAAACGAGATTTTGAAAAAAACATATTTTATAGATACCGTTCCAGCTAAGTTGCCAGATGGGTACGTTAAAAAATTAAAGCAGTACGATGGATGCCCCGCCCACAACAAGCCAAAAAAAAGCCAAGACGCTTTCGATTTTTGACTTGACTTCGTCCCCAAGTTATTGTAAGATCATAAAGTGAGTATCATTCCCTTGTTTAAGAGTCATTACTCTATTGGAAAATCTATATTAACTTTAGAAAAATCAGCAGAAATTACTGACTCAAGTCCAATTTCGATATTTTCAATTGCTAAAAAGCACGATTTAAAAGAAATAACTCTTGTAGAAGATTCTATCTCGGGCTTTATTCAAGCGTATTCATACGCTAAAGAAATGGGAATTAAGCTTATATTCGGTCTTCGTGTTACGATAACAGAAGACATCTCCGATAAAAGCCAAGCGTCTCTAAAAAAAGAATCAAAGATAATTATATTTCCGAAGAATAATACTGGATATAAAAATCTTATTAAAATATCTACTATAGCTTCTTCAACTGGATTCTATTATGAGCCTAGATTAGATTACTCGACTTTAAGAGAATATTATGACGATAATTTAATGATAGCTATTCCTTTTTATGATAGCTTTCTATTTAGCAACTCTCTATACGGTCATCTTTGTGTGCCTGACTTTTCATTTTTTAAGCCAATCTTCTTTGTCGAGGAGAATTCTTTACCTTTCGATAACATCATTTTAGATAAAGTTAATTCATACGCTAAAGATAAATTTGAAATTCAGAAAACTCAAAGCGTATTTTATTATGAAAGAGAAGATTTTTTAGCTTATTTGACTTTTCGTTGTATTAATAAGCGAACGAATTTGAATAAACCAAATCTTGAACACATGAGTAGTGATACTTTTTGCTTTGAAAACTATTTAAATTCTAAATAATATGGACGGCCATCTACTGCGATTTAATAATAAAGACGAAATTGTCTTTATCGATTTAGAGACTTTTAATCTTTGCCTTAATACTTGCAATAATCTTCCTTGGCAGATATCGATGCTTAAAGTTATTGGAAATGAAATTATTGATTATAAGGATATGTATGTCAAATGGAATACTCATCTTAAAATTAGCAAAGGGGCGGCGGAAATTACTAGATTTGATCCTGCAAAATTAGAAAGATTGGGCATTGATCCCAAACTCGCCGTCGAAACGATGGTTGAATGGCTAGATTCTTCGCATAAAATCATTGGACACAACATTTTAAACTTTGATATTTATCTAATTAAAGGAATTTGTGAGAAATTTGGCAAGCCTTGGAAACATTATACAGATAAAATTATCGACACAAACTGCGTGGCGAGAGGTGTTAAATATGGCGAACTTCCTAAAAAAGACGATAATTTAACCGAGTATCAATATAGACTAGCCAATTCACCTAGAAAGGGAGTAAAGACCAATCTGACCGCATTAGGCAAAGAGTTCTCTATTGAGCATGAATATGATAGATTGCATGACGCTATTGTTGACTTGAAGCTTAACTTAAAGGTATGGAATAAACTGAAGTACATGATTGATATTTAAAATAACAACATCAAAAACAATAAAAAATGTGTATATTATTGATATGGATATTTTAATTAAAGGTGACTACCTACAAGGTCTTTCTATACAAAAAATAGCCAAAAAAAGAAACGTGTCGGCTTATTCAGTTTATAAATCTTTAAAAAAAGCTGGAGTAGTAAGAGACTTATCTAAATCGCATATTAAGAAATCAATAAATGAAAATTTTTTTTCTGATATAAATTCTGAAGAAAAAGCTTATTTTTTAGGATTTTTATATGCTGACGGGTCAATAACTCATAATTGTTTTAAATTAACCCTTCACCCTAAAGATGAGGAGATTTTAAATAAATTCAAATTAAGCTTAAATTCAAATCATAAAATGATTCTTGATAGAGGATTCTATCCAAGATTTTCTATAACTAATAAAAAAATCTACGAAGATCTAATAAAGCTTGGATGTGGGCATAGAAAAAGCTTAACTTTAAAATTTCCTTCTGAAAATCAAGTCCCGTCTTATTTATTAAATCATTTCGTAAGAGGATTTTTTGATGGAGACGGATCTGTTAATTTTACAATTAATAAAAAATATGGTTATATTCAATGGATCGTGACCTTTACATCGTCTCTTGAATTCAATCTTGACTTACAGCAAAAATTAGCGCATCGTATAGACGATAAATTTTTAGATCTAAAACTTTATAAAGAAAAAGATAACGAAAAGATTTGCTATTTTCAAGTCGGAGGGACTAGCGATAGCAGAATAAAAAAAATATATGAATTCTTATACAAAGATAGCTCCGTCTTTTTGAGCAGAAAAAAAAGTAAATTTGAAGAAATAATCAACCTTATACATGAGCGAAATTAATAATTTTTATAATTCATTTTCAGATTTAAACGTTAATGTCTACGGTATTAGGCTTCCTTCTTTTGAAATAGATAAGAATATTAAGATTAGGATTGGA